ATTTAGAAAGAGAAAATCTAGAAAGAGAAACTCCAGATCCAAGCATTAAATACTAATAGATATTATATTCGTATTTAATATATGGCGGCTAGACCAAGAGATAAAAAACTATACAATAAAACCAAAAAATATTTATATAAAAATTATCCCAAGCATAGTGCATATAGAAGTGGACTCTTAGTCAAAACATACAAAAAGAAATTTGCTATTAAATATGGTAAAAACAAAAATCCTTATATTGGAAAAAAAACCAAAAAGAAGGGGCTTACGCGATGGTTTAGAGAAAAATGGGTTAATCAACGAGGTAAGACTGGCTACAAGTATAAGAATGATATTTATAGACCAACTTATAGAATAACCAAAAAGACTCCAATAACGTACAAAGAGCTAGGGAAAAAACGAGTATCAAAAGCTAGAAGAACTAAGTATATAAAAGGGCGAGTCAATCGGTTTTAATATTTTAATTCAAATACTTACTCATCTGTACATTAGAGTGATTAAATCCTTGTTTTATATAAAATGGTATTAATTCATCTTTACAATCTAAGATGACTTTATAGCATTTATCAGATGAAATTTGTGTTAAGCAATACTGAATTAACTCGGACGAAATCCCTTGATTCTGATAATCTTTATCTACTACTAGATCTTCAATATGTGCTACGCACGCACCATTATGTATTAGTTTTTGTTCAATTAATAGTGTAATCATTCCTACTATATTATCATCTTTAAGATAGACATAAATAGTATGATTATCATTTAGGGAATCAATAATTTTATTAAATCTATCTTGATCAAATATAGGTGCCAAAGTTAATTGATTTAATAAATTTAATATTTCGCTATATCTCTCTTCGTGAAATTTGATAGATTGAATATGACAAGACTTCATTATCTATTTATCTATTTATCTATTTATCTATTTATCTAATATTATTTTAAAATTTAATAATAAGAAAAACTACCAAAATAAAATATTTATTTCTATTAAATGGAAGTTATAATATGGAGTTCCGGAGAGAAATGTCAAAAATCTCATAAAAATCAGAAACCTCTATTTAATTCTGATAATAAGATTATAGATAATATACCTCAACGCGCCGAAACAGTAACTCGCAAAAATGATAGGATTAATGAAGGAAAATATCAGGAACTTCGAGATCGTCCCATGTTAGTTCAAACCTATCTTAATCCATTTATGAGCCGGGATTTTAATGATGTTATTGGGGATCAAGAAAAATATTTAAAACCCAAAAATTCATTGGATGATGATCGCAATAATTAAGCGTCTAATTAATTATTGAAAATAATTATAGAAAATAAGTATAGAAAATAAGTATAGAAAATAAGTATTTAAAAGACTAAGCTAGATAATTAATTAATGAGTTATACAAAACAAAATGATGTTCTATTAAATAAATTATTAGAATATTATAAAGATAATAATAATGGAAACATGCAAAAAATGTTAAGCATTATAAATGGGGAATCTAGAATTTCATTACGCATTGTTGATTGGTTTGCGACAAATTATGCTAAGAAGCATTATACTGTATATGATATAAACGATAATCGATTTAAGGTTTATGTTAATTACAAATTAAATTTAAAAGCCTATTCTAAGAAACGGTTTGATCCTTTTTGTAGGTGGCAACGTATAACTATTCCATATGAAGATGGTAAATATATACAAACAACTCTTGGGCAATTGAATTTTTTTAAATGGGCGCTACAAAATGGTGTAGTTAAATATATTGAAAATAATTATAGTGAAATAGAGAGTGATATGAATAATCGCAATAGCACATCAAAAAAAAAGCCAATTACTACACAAAAAACTAGGAAGAAGCGCGAAGAACTATCGATATCGGCGACCAAAAGTATTAAGCGTGAGGAAGTTGAAATTATAGTTGAGTTCCATTAAAATTAGTTTATTTAATATATAAAACACTTATATATTAAATTAAATATATATCAAGATAATTATATTAAATGGGGAATATTAATTCTGTTACCAAAATAAATAAATTTAATTTTGATGATATGCGAGACTCTATTCGGGATCAATATATAATAATTAATACATTACCAATCGATCAACAGACATGTTTAATTACTGGTACAACACCGGTTGATAATGAGGTTAAAATACTAAATAAATTTTTGAGTACACAAAAAGATAAAACAATTATAATCTATGGTCGAAATAATAATGATGAGACTATTATTACTAAGTATAAACAACTAATTGGATTAGGATTTACTAATGTACATGTTTATATTGGTGGAATATTCGAATGGTTATTAATGCAAGAAATATATGGCGAAGAGAATTTTCCAACAACTATGCGAGAACTAGATATATTAAAATATAAATAAATAAGGGACTAAGTCCCTAGACCGTAGGATTTAAAGGTGCATCTATTTCCATGGAATTTTATCTTTATTAAATTGCATATTTTTTTTGATGTAAGAGAGAAAAAGCCAAAATTTATATTTTTTCATATCTAAGGTTGGTTCTTTATATATAATAGTCAATTGCTTTCCAACATATTTATTATATGCAAGATGTCCTCCATCATGTACTAGTGTTATAGGATCCAACTTTAGGTTGATGATACCCGTTTTTGTAGGCATTATTTTGAGATTGTCGGCAGTATCAACATCATATGCGAGTTCTCGGATTAATGGATGATTGCGAAATTGTTGTGGAATACAGTGATGATCTTGAACATTTCCTGAATAATTCATTATTTTTTTATAATATTTTCTTTCACTGCTTCTATATTTATATATAGTATCAGTATGGTATAATATAGGATTTACTAAAAATGATGAACAGCGCGATGATATTGGTATAAACGATAAAAACGACAAAAACGATAGATATTTTTTCATATATAAAGGATAATATTTTTTGAACATATTGACATCCACTTAAAAATATGATACCGTATATAATTATGTATATCGAATTATATGAACAGTCCGCCGCGCTTACATCATTCGTTATAACTACCACCTCATATTATATTTTTACTATTAATAATAATTACTATGTTCTTTTTATTGTAACTGCTGGGGCCACTTCTTTGGTAACAAGATTATATAGAATACAAAAAAAAGAGTATATAATGAATCACCCGATTGTTTATGCAGATATAGGATGCGCAATATTGGCATGTGGTTCTTATATATATGACCCATTTACACTAATCATATATTATCCTCTGGTATTTGCGTTTGTATTAATGGTCGTCGCAGCCATTATGTCTTGGAATCTATTTTATGTTAATCTAGTCCAAGAATCCTTTATTTTTCAATTATCTGGCCATATTATCATTAGTAGCTCATTACTTTATTATACAATTTATATACTATAGATAGGGTCTATTCTTAACACTTCCATCGATTTCCGCATTTAATACATGTAACAAATGTTGTCATCGGTTCATCAGCACTCCGAGTCTGTAATTGATAATAACTGCACTCCTTAGATTTACATTTATAGCATGTAAAATTATCTGTAGATGCTTCAATTTTGGGAGTATATTTATTTTGATTTTTAATTTTGAGATCTTCAATTAGAACTGCCCATCTTTCTGGTTGTAGCTCTTGATGTGACATAAACGCGAGTTTGTGTGGCTTAATCTGTCCTTCAGTAATGAGTTTTTTAATATTTGGATGTTGGATATTTATATACAAACTGCGGAACTTATCAATATATAATTGTACAAAATATGTATTTTCCCATTTTTTTACTATATTCTTTTCATCAGCGATTCCAAGAACACAATTATATATACCTCGCTCCAAATTATCGCCATTTTTACTATTATCTAATATTTCTCCAAGATGCATCTTAACATTTGTTCGAAATATCTCTGGATCTGAAACTGATCTCATTATTTATATTTATCCGATTAGATTTAAATTATATTTACTCTTCAATTTTTAATTGTAAATATAATTAATTTTTATCTGTATTATTCTCTTTCTCATCATCGTCAGCTTCCTCCTCTTCCTCTTCTTCACTAGAATAGAGATAATCATCTTCTTTTAATTCAGAATCAGAATATTCACTAGAATCACTCATAGATTCTAGATCACTTGCTGCTTCTACATTTTTAGTATCATCTCCCGGCGCTTTAATTATAGAATCATTATCTGATTCCGATTCTTCCTGCCCACTTTCTTCCGCATTATTAGTATAAAGATTTTCACATAATTTATCCCATTGACTTAGTTGAAGATCACATAATTTATCATTAACTATCGCTACTAGAGCGCATGTACCATATATAGTTTTATCTAGATCAACCGGAAATGTATATAGATTTTTAATATTTACCCGACCAATTGTTCGTCCCCATAATTCAACCTTAAGCACATCATCAGTAAACTCGCTCACTTTATCAAATCCCTGGGACTTTCGTAAATTACATTTTTTATATAATTCATCTAATGTGTTGACTTGTTCTTCTTTAATTATACCATCTTTCTCTACTTTCAAGAAATATACCATCTAATTTATGTACTGAAATCAGTTTAAATAGTTTACCAGATAGAATAATATTATGAGGATATACTTATCTAGTGGGATGCCAAATATACTAGACCACTCAAAATTAATAAAACGATCAACAACTTATACTGAGATATTTTCATCGGACGGAATATTTAGGATACAAAATAAAAAAATGTATAGAATTATCGCGCAAGATAAGGAGATTGAAGATTTTACATTGAATAATCTAAAACTATTAGTTGACAAAAGCGAGATGACGCAAAATGCAGTTATGACTCTACCATATAATCATCAAGTAAGGGAAATTGAACAAGTTGATTATAGATTTACTAGTAACTCGGCCGTATCTCTTATCCTACTATATCATAAAAAGAAAGTAATTGATATGTATTTCTTAACAAAAGCAGATAAGGTATCAAGTATTATTAAAAACGATATTCTAGAGTATATTACTTTATTAGATATGAATTAATAGTGGCTTTAGTAATTTATAATATTAATAGATATCCGTTATAAAAAAGAATTAACAATATTAAATCATATATATTAATGATAGCCGGGTTTGTTATATGGACCATTATATCTCTTATATTAATTATGTTAGTTCATCATTTATTTAATTTTTTTAAAGATACATTGACTGTTCCAAAAGTTAAGGATTTAGTACAGCAACCTACTGCTAGTTATAAAGATATAGAAGAACTTATATCAAACGAATCCGCCACGCCGTTATCATCAATTCCAATATCATCAAGCCCAGGTTCTAAAGAAAATGATCTTGACCCGGATGCAATGAAAAATGAATTAAAAAATTTCTTTAAAGAACTTAAAGAAAATAAGGGCAAATCAGAGATAACATCACCAAATGATAGTTGGCCAAATAATAGCGGAACACAAAATATGTATTCCGAGTTATAATTTTTTTTCTCAATAGTTTATATAATGTCTATACATAAGAGTTGGCTAAAAGAAGATGCCACATGGCACCATAAAACTATTACGCGAGCATGGGATAAGCTATCAGATAAAACTAAAGACATTTTAAGTAAGGGTACGCCTTGGACTAAAAAAGAAATCCCATATGGTGATTACCAAGCATTAACCGATACCTCAAGTAATGATGATACCCCGAACGAATCTGAACAACGAACTGCTAATTTTTTTAGGTCTAATTTTAAACCTACCCCGCATGCTATGTATTCTAGAAGGGAGTATGATTCTGATGGTGGTAGGAAGAGACCTACTAAAAGAAAGTCTAGGATGTCTAGAAAATCAAAAAATAAGAAGCGTAAGCGTAAGCGAACCAGAAGAGCTCGTCGCTAAATAATAACATAAAAGAGTTAAAGATATCATATATGTAACTATATATGCTCGATAAGGAGTATTTTATAAAAAGGCTGCCACCTCTAGAACTTTTCTATGATACCATATTGCATAGAAAAGTTCGTGTTGATACATATTCATTAATCCCAACAGGAAATAAAGTATTGGCATGGTTCACATATTATCAGAATAATAATGTTTGTATGCTAATGCATTTGA